GCAGGCGGATGATAGCTCGCAGACGCCGATTCAGGCGGAAGTCGACGGCGTTCAGGGCGTTGAGCCGGGTGCTGAGGGCACGGAAGAGTACCGGATCTACGAGGTGTACGCGGATCTGAACCTCGTGGGGTATGAGAACGAGGACGGCATCCCGCTGCCGTATGTCGTGACGATTGAAGAGGGAACCCGGAAGGTTCTGTCGGTCTATCGGAACTACGACGAGGTCGACCCGACGTATCAGCGTAAGGATATGTTTACGCACTATAAATTCATGCCGGGGGTTGGGTTCTACGGTCTGGGTTATGCGCACTTGCTGGGGAATTCGGCGAAGACGGCGACGTCGATCCGCCGCCAGCTGATTGATGCGGGGACGCTGAATAACTTCCCGGGCGGTCTGCGCGTGAAGGGCATGAAGCTGGAGGACAATAACATCGGAATCGGCCCGACCGAGTTCCGTGAGATTGATACAGCCGGTCTGCCGATCCAGAACGCGATCATGACGATGCCGTATAAGGAACCGTCGCAGGTATCGCTGGCGCTGCTGAAGGAAACCTACGAGGCCGCGCGGAATCTGGCGAACACGGCTGAGATTGCGGTGGGCGAGGGCCGTCAGGACGCGCCTGTGGGCACGACAGTGGCGTTGATGGAGGCGGCGACCCGTCTGCAGTCGGCGACGCTGAAGCGCTGCCACAGGGCGTTCAGCCGCGAACTGAAGCTGATTGCGAATCTGTTCGGGAAGTACCTGCCCGACGAGCCGTATCCGTTCCCGGTCCGCGGCGGCATGGCGGCGATCATGCGCGAGGATTTCGCGAATAACATCGACGTCATCCCGGTATCGGATCCGAACATTTCATCATCGGCCCAGCGGATGATGCGGGCTGAGGCGTTGCTGCGGTTTGCGACGCAGCAGCCGGATCAGCACAATCTGCGTGAGGCGTATCGGCAGATGTATGTCGAGATGGGTGTGGCGCCTGAGAAGATTGAATTGATTTTGATGCCGGAGAAAGAGAAGCCGCGTCCGCTGGATCCGCTGACGGAGAACCAGAACGCGATTGTGGGCGTGCCGTTGATAGCTGGTGCGTATCAGGATCACGACGCGCACATCGCGGCGCATGCCCCGATTGCGCAGGACAATCCGGTTCTGCAGGCGCACATCAATGAGCATTTGGCGATGAAGATGCGCCAGCAGGTCGAGCAGATCATTGGCCAGCCGCTGCCGCCTCCGGGCATGCCGATGCCTCCGGAGCTTGAGAATCAGGTTGCGGTGATGGTGGCGCAGGCCATGCAGCAGCTGGCGCCGATGTATAAGCCGCAGCCTGAGGTCGATCAGATGGCGCAGGTTGAGGCGCAGAAGCTGCAGATCAAGCAGGCGGATAACGAGCGCGATGCTCAGGTGGAGCTTGCGAAGGCTCAGATGGAAGCTCAGACTGACGCGGCGAACCGCGCATCGAGAGAGAAGATTGCGGCAATGAAGCTGCAGTCGGAGGCCCTGCGGAACCTTGGAGGTTTTCAATGAAGACTAGCGACATGCGGGCCAAGGCTCGCGCGATTTTTGGCCCGGCGATTGCTGAGCCCATGCCGAAGCAGCCGAACGGTGCGAAGGCGCTGCAGCAGCGCGCGAACGCCCGTCCGATCCCGACCTATAAGGTTGGTGGCGTGGTGAAGAAGCCCATGCCGACCCCGGCTGACCTCGCCGCTGCCAAGGCGCAGAACGAGATGATCAAGAAGGCGACGGTCTCGAAAAAGGAAGCCGCCACCATCGCCGCAGGCAATCGCGCGTCGGGTCTGGAAGGCGCTGAGATGCGGAAGATGAAGATGGCCAAGGGCGGCAAGGCTGGTAAGTATGCCAATGGCGGCGCCCCCGCTGCCCAGCCAATGGGCCAAGTCACTGCTGACTTTGGGGCCGGTCTGCGCAACCAGATTAACACTGGGAAGATGACCACTGCCCAAGCTCAGGCGACTCAGAACAATTTTGTAAGAGACCAGATGGCAATGCGTACCGCGGCTGACGCGAAGGCCACCGCCGCCCAGCCAATGGGCCAAGTTACGGCAGCCTACGGTGCTAATTTGCGCGATCAAATCAAAGCTGGTAAAATGACCGTCGCTCAGGCGCAAGCTGCTCAGAACGCTTTTGTAAAACAGCAGATGGCAGCGCGAGCGCAGCCGATTAAGCGCGCTAAGGGCGGCAAGGTCCAGACGTCGTCGGACACCGCGCGCAAGCTGGCCAGCGAAATGGGCGGCATGAAGAAGGGCGGCAAGGTCAAGCAGGTCGACGTCGACATGAAGATGCTGGAAGAGGCATCCCGGCCCCGCGCCTCGCTGCCGAATCTTGAATCCAAGGTGGCGGAAGCCCGCAACCTGAACACTGTGCGCGCCAAGGAAACCTCTGACGCGACGAAGAAACAGTCGTTCAAGGAAGCCTTTGCTGAGGCGCGGCGTGATCAGGGTGCGAATGGCGTCTTCACTTGGCGGGGTAACACCTACAACACGAAGATGGCTGGCGAGACGTCGAAGGCTGCGCCGACTCGCGCTGCCGCTCCGGCTGCTGCTCCTGCATCGCGCCCGGCTGCACCTGCTGCTGCCGCTCCTGCATCGCGCCCGGCTGCTACGCCGCCTGCAGCCCCTACGAACAAGTCGGGTAACGCGAGCACATCCATGTCTTCGGTTATTCGTAACCTCGACAGCGGCTTTGACCTCGACGCTTTAGCCAAAAAGAAAATGGCCGAGAGTAAAGATTCGTTTTTCAGTTCTCCAATGAACATAGAGCAAGCTCGCGAGGCGGTTCGTGCTGAAGCTGAGATGCAGCGCCGCAGGTCTGCCAATAGGGCGCAGGTTGAGAAATCAAAGGCGTCTCTTGCTGCTGGCCGCAAAGCCAACCCCGATTTGGTATCTCGGTTTGTCGATATGACGATGAACCCGGGCTACAAGAAGGGCGGCAAGGTCAAGGAGCCCAAGCCGAAGAACGGTCTGGCTGTCATGATCGCCATTGGTAAGCCGATGAAGCCTGCCAAGAAGATGAACGGTGGCCCGATGGCTGAGCGTTCGACGGACATGGAATCGTCGAAGGTGACGCGCGAGATGGCTATGGGCGGCGCTCCGATGGGCTACGCGGCTGGTGGCGCTGGTAAGACGCGCAAGGGTCAGGCGCCGATCAAGAAGGCTCAGGGCGGCGCTGCGAAGGTCCGCAAGGGCATGATGAGCCCGGAAGGCGACATCATCAACGTCATGAACAAGATGCGCGGCAAGTAAGAGGGGGAGCGCGGCTGTGCCTGCTAGATCAAAGCGTCAGTATCGCTTGATGAGCGCAGCCGCGCACAACCCTGCCTTTGCGAAGGCCGTGAAAATTCCGCAGAAGATTGGCAAAGACTATATCGCTGCGACCAAGAGTTACAAAAAACTACCGGAGAGTGCCAATGTCAGCCGAGGAACTCGGTCGCCGCGCGGTTGAACGCATAGGCGAACTGCGCGACCGCGCCACCGAATATACTTTAAACGCCCGTTTTAGGCCGTCGAGCTTTGGGGATAAGCACATCCCGGCCATGACGGCGGAAGAGATTGCCCTTCAGGTTCTGGAGGGTAATGCGTTGGTGCGCGCCTACACGGCTGCGATTAGCGTCATCAACGAAGAATACAAACGCATGATGCAGCCAGACGACGATAAAAAACCGGAGTCGATAAAAGGGAGTATGTATTGATGAGTATGAGCAACATCGAGCCTCACGAAGAGGCTCTGGCCAAAGAGCTAATCGACGGTGAATTTACCTTCATTACGGGTCGTCCGTTCGACATGCGCCCTGCGGGCTATCTCGTGGCCGTTAAGATTTACGTTCGCCCAGAAGAGCTTAAGACGATCACGCAGGAAGACGGGACAGAAGTCACGCTGTATCTGCCGGACACCGTGCGTGCCGAGGACAAGTATTCGTCGGTGTCTGCGCTGGTGTGCGCCGTCGGGCCTGAAGCCTATCAAGGCGAAAAGTTCGAACGCTCCGGTCCTTGGTGCAAGGTCGGCGACTGGGTTCTGATCCCGCGCTACGAGTCGACGATGGTTTCCTATCGTGGCGTTGCGATGGCACTCTTGCCCGACGACCGCGTGATGGCTGTAATCGCCGGTCCGGAAGATGTGATGTCAGGTAAGTTTGCTGGAAACTTCTGAGGAGCTAAGCATGTCTAACGATCCGGAAAATCAAGAGCTTCCGTATACCGACGACGGTCCCACCGAGGACGTCGAGATCGAGATTACGGAAGACGATCTTGGCGAAAGCCTTGAGGACTACGAGCAGCAGGAAGAGCCCGAAGAGGAACAGCCTGAGGAACCTGAAGAGGTTGTTGAGCAGGAGGAACCTGAAGAGGAGGAGGCTCCTAAGCGTCGTCGTTCGGCTGATAAGCGCATCATCGAGTTGGCCCGCAAGGCGGCTGAGGCAGAGCAGCGCGCTCAGGACATGGAAGCCCGTCTGCAGAAGGAGGCTCAGCTTCGCGAGCAGTCCGAGCAGGCGATGATGACGCATTACAGGAACAACCTGAGCGTCACGGCGATGGACCTGAAGCAGAAGCTCGCCGAAGCTCGTTCTATGATGGACAACGAGAAGATCGACGATCTTCAGTACCAGTTCAACAAGACGATGAACGACCTCGAAGCGGTCACGAACTGGGAGCGTGAGCAGCAGAACAAGGCTGCTCGCCCTGCTCAGCCTGCGGCGCCGGCGGCACCCCAGCAGCAGCAGGTCTCGCTGGAGCCTCGCACGGCAAGCTGGATCCAGAAGAACTCATGGTTCCAGCCCAAGTCCGAGGATTTCGATCCTGAGATGCACGAAGAGGCCACCCTCTACGCACGCCGCGTAGAGCGCCGCTTCCGCGCTGAGGGTCGCGATGAAGAGATTGGTAGTGTCGACTACTTCACGGAGATCGACCGCCATATGCGCCGGGAGTTCCCCGACGCGTTCGCAGCGCAAGCAACTCCATCTAAGAAGGCGCCTCTGATGAGCCGTGATTCAAATGCTGCACCCGTCCAGCGCACTGCTCCGGGGCAGCCTCCGAAGAAGTCGACGAGCGTTCGTCTGACCGCTGACCAGCGTCGCATGGCGCACCAGATGGGTCAGTCGGGCGCGTTCAGGAATCCGAACGGCAGTCGCATGTCCGATTTGGAAGCTGAAAAATACTACGCAATTCACATGATGAAAACAGGAAAGGGAGCATAACGATGGCTCGTTCTTCTCGCATTAGCACCACGCGTGCCACCGAAACTCGCGAAGCCGGGCTGCGTAAGCGCCCTGAGACGCACTTCCAATCCAAGCTCTATGTCCCGAAGGATAAGATCCCGGCGGGCATGACCTACGCTTGGGTTCGTGAGTCGACTCTGAACGAGCCGGATCCCGACAACATGACCGATCGCATGATCCGCGGCTGGCAGCCCGTTCCCGCTGGCCGTCACCCGGAGATGGTCCCGCCTCCGCTTCCGGGCTATGAGGGCACCGAAGTGATGGTTATCCGTCGCGGTGGTCTGATGCTCTGCGAATGCCCGACCCGTGACGTCGAGGAGCGCAATCGCGAGCGCGATCTAGAAAACATCGAAACCCTGCAGGACGTGGCATGGACCGGTCAGAACGACCCGAACCTGCCGCGCTTCGAGGACAAGAACAGCGGTGTGGCGTTCGAGCGCGTCACCTCCTTCAAGGACTAACCTCCGGTCCACAGTGTGTTCTCTCAACGCTGTGGCAACTTACCCCCGCTCGGGAAACTGGGCGGGGGTCTTTTTGTATGCTGTTGACACTCGTTCTGTTTAGGCATAATTTACATCTACACCGACGCCACGTCACGTACCGTGGTCCCTGAGCATGGCAGGCTCACCCCGACGCCACGTCACGTACCGTGGTCCATGAGCAGGGTCGGCTCGCTTCGATTGCCGTTACGTACCGGCAGAAACCAACCCTCAACTTCAGCATGGAGATTCCGTATGGCTTACGGCACCAATGCGCCTCAGGGGCTCGTCCCCGTCAAGAAGCTGGATGGCTCTGCTTGGACTGGCGCGACCAACCCGTATCAAATTGCTAACGCTTACGCGACTGCGCTTTATCGCGGCGACCCTGTCACAGTCCTCACGGACGGCACTCTTGG